AACCTTTTACTTTAAGTTTCTTTCTTAACATTCCTTCAAATAACAAAGATTCAGATGCATGCATAGATTCTAATATTTGAATTAATAATTCTTTCATTCGTTTTTGTGATATTCCTTCACCTTTATAATGACCTTCTGCAAATATAGCACACTTAGGAATCTCTTGAAACAGATTTGACGGATTCAGACCTATCGGTGCATCATCTGGTGTATATTGTGGAACAGGAAGCTTCCATTTAATATTAGGATCAAAGGCTCCTTGTAAAACTCCCGTAAAGGCACCATTGTTTTTATGATCCCATAAAAATCCTAATTTTTCTTTTTTTGATTTCAATTTTTCAAATTCTTGAAACAACTCAGAAATATATTTTGTCATTTTGTAAAATCTCCCATATTCTCCATTAAATATTTTAACCTGTTCTTAATAAAATAATTCATTAACTGACCACTCTGATACTCCTTTTCTTTATTATATTGTTCAAGAATAGTATCATTAATTTTTTTAGGAATACAATCAAAATCAATTAACACTTTATTCCTATCCCACCCACGCTTCAAATCATCATTAAAATCTTTTGGATTTAACTCCAACCAAGTAGCTACTTTCTTTTTTGAAATAGCTTTTTGACGCACTCCTTCCACGAAACAATCATCTGCTGATAAAGCATTAGGAATACCATCTCCCTTATCACCCCTTATAGTGTGCTCTTTTAAGTATTTATAAGGGTCAATTCCATTAACCATTTTAGATTTCAACGGAGACCACTGTTTTACCCACTTATGTTTGTGTAATTGACTAAAATCCTTGTCGCTTGATACAATCAGAGTAGGTTCTTTGAATGATCTAGCCAAAACAGCAATTACATCATCACCTTCTGCATGGGCCACCCGAATTACTTTATATGGAAAAAACGTATCTATCTCAACAATAATCCTACTTATTGTATCAAATAAAGCACTCCAATCTAAACCACTTTCTTTTTTCTGTTTGTCCCTAGCCACCTTTCTATGAGCTTTATAGAATGGAAAAACTTCTTTTCTCCAGCTAGAATGAAAATCAGTACAAATGACAATTTCACCATACTTATTTTTATGTTTATTTCTATATGAACGGATACTATTCAACACCAAATGTCGAATAAAATCCTCACTAAATCTTTCTTCGTCTGGTACTTTATGAGCTACCATAATAGAACCAACAATCACATTACTAAAATCAATTAATATCATTCATCTTCCTCAATAAATTTAGGAGCTTTGTAACCGGGTTGAAGATGTTTCGGAGTAGGAGGAATAGGTCCCAAATTCTCAACTTTAGTAACATTAGCTAAACGAAATGATCTCCAAGCACTATTCTCAACATCCCATACTGCTATTACTTCTTCGTTTTTTGCTCTCTCTTTAAAAGCTTTACTTACCGGAGTAGTAAACTCTGTTAATGATCTATTTAATGTACATTTCATTACTCTTGTTGTACCATCTACTTTTGTAAAAGTAATCCTCAGTAATTTTTTCTGTAAATCTTCGATTAATTCTATTCGATTCATTTATTGTCCTCCTTAAAAAATGTATCTTCTCTAATCATTGGTTCTTTTTCTATCTGCATAGATGGTATATCTATATCCAATTTAAACTCTTGTTCAGAAAACTCTTTGTCAATAACTTCCTTAACATACTTTGCACTATCAACAACTAGCTCTTTTGTATCAGCCATATCTTTGACCAAAATATTTACGTTCTCTCTATTCTGAAATAACAACGAACATAAAATAAAAACAAGAACAACAATAATAATATTTTTAAACATTAGAACACTCCTAACAATATAGTTTGGGCATTAATTCTACCCGTCAATGGTTGCTCTTTGGTTTTCATGTTTTTAAACATTGCTTTCAATGAGCGTTTGTTTAAGACATTTACTGCCTCTTTTGGTTTTCGTGCAGTTTTCTGTACTGATTCATTTTCATCAAAATGTTGTATAGTACATCCCTTAACAGAAAAACCTCGTACACTATTTACTGACCGATACACACCTAGTCTATTGTATTTAGTATTGTAGACCCACAACTCATTGGCCCCAATAATTTTTTCTGGATTGATACTAACTAATTTTAATTTAGTAAATTCTGGTTGGAACTTTAGACTTTTAACAAGTCGAGTAGCAGATAATGTTTTCTTCTTGCGTGGTTTTCTTTGTGCTGTGGAGTTCTTTATTATACGATCTAAATCGTCAACGATTATACCATAGAAATCCATCATCAATTTATGATACTTGGGTTTCAAATGACTCCAGGCCTCAATATAATATTCATCATCTTTATTATATACATCAACCAACTCATTATAACAATCAACATAAAACGGTCTCATCTTACGTGCGTGTGCAGCTTTACACCCAATTTCAGCCAAATGATTATAAGGATTATATTTCATCTTATAATCACTATCAACAAAATCATCCACCTGTCCTTCAATGGCTGAAATGAAATCTTCTACTTTACCTTGTAGTCGATCTTGGATACTAATTTTCGGCCGAGATTTTTTTTCGACATCTTTTTTTTCAGAACCATCACCGTTTTTTGGCAGACTTGGATCAACCATTACACCATTGATAATTGGCACTGCTCGTGTAGTACCATCATAACATTTCATAATATCATAAATTGGTTTACCTAGTCGTTGTTCCACTTTTTCTTCCTCTGTTAATGCTTCATCATAATCAATCATAATAATTGTCCTTATAAAGTAATACGAATTAACCCAACTGATGCAATCAAAAATCCTAATATATTAATTGATAAAATGTTAATATTCATCCTCTTTATTGACGAAACAATAAGTAAGGATGATCCCATTAATTGAACTATAAAAATATATAATATTACGGTATTGTTTCCCGCAATCGCTATATATAATGATAGAACGATAAAACATAATGCTCCTAAAAATTCTAATGTAAAATTTAAAGGATCTCTTTTCCAATCATCTACTAACCAACCAATCATAACAACCTCAATTATTACTATATGTCATTGTATACTTCGGTGATTGAATTACCACCTCTGGATACTCGGCTTGCTTAGCCATTTCTCTATCATATTTTTCTTGGTCAGTTCCATCACCTTCTATAGAATCTAACCATTGCTCAAACTCATAAGCATCCAACTCATAATCTTCCCATTCTTCTTCAAAAATACTACTCATTTTGACCTCCAATATTATTAAATTATACTACTATGCTACAGGATTTCGTCAAAAATGTCAAGGAAAAAAGAGGTCTGTAAGTACTTGATTTTAAAGGGGTTGGCCGATTGTCTGTAAACCCTTATTTTTACAGGGTTTATAAGTCCTTTGTTTATATAGAGTTTGTCCACTGTGCTAAACAAGTATCTTTATAATGATGGAAAAAGTACTGCATCTCGCAAAACCAATATTGTCTATATCGGACACCTCGTGCTAGAGAAAATAAATTATTACTAATTGGATATAATACATATGTACCTTTTCTGGTTATCTTGATAAAAAGTAACCATGTATCTTTTTCTTCGGAATCTCCTTCCACCTGTTCTATCCACGAATCTAATAAAGACACTCTACCAGTAGATATTAACTGATGAAAAGGAAACTCTGCATAATTCTTACATTCAGCTACAAAATTTTTAAATGATTTGGGAGGTACAATATCTCCTCGTGACAATTTTATCTGTTCATCTGTTAGATATTCCTTTCTATGTTCATTCTTACCACCAGTATATGCACCAGAATTTGGAACTCTTATAAAACTGTCGTTATATAATTCGGAAAGAAATAAACAAACATCACGTTCCCAACTCTTACCTTTATTTTTACTTTTTGAACTCATTAATAATCCGTTTGATAATCATCATGTTCATCATCTCTAACATAAACAGGTGAACCACAAAAAATACAAAATTTAGGTTCTGGCATATCTTCATCTACTTCCATAGCAAAATTATGACCACAACCATCACAATAAAATCTTTTTTCAGAAAATTCTTCTTCCATACTTACTCCTTTTTATTAAATACTGTATTAAAAGATATAGAAATTCTATTAAAATCTTCTTTATTCATTGCAACTTTATGATAGAGCCAAGCTGGAAATATAAGAAGCATATTTTTTTTTGGTAATATCTTCCATATACCCGAATTTAAATTATTATATGATTCTATACATTCTTCATTCCAATAATAGGTAGAAATATCTTCATAAGGATGTTTAAAAATAATTGGAAATTTTGAATCCGTTAAATAAAAAACTCCTGATAGGGCCGAATATGGATGAGCATGATATTCATTTGAATGTCCTTTTCCATTTATATTA